TGAAGCTCAATGATCAGGTCAACACCTATGTCACGAGCCAACAGCTCGAATACAAAGACGCAGTTCTTAAAAATCAGCTTAGCCTAGCCCTTAACCAGGCAGCAGACGCCGATCCGGAAACAGCAAGGTCAGGACTTGTTGCGGCTCGTTCTATTGCTCAGCAGATCGGAGACTTTCACGGCACGCCTGTCGACATGATCAAAGTTCTGGGGCCGATCCACGAGCTCCGAGTGAGCAATATGATCGATGCGGGCCAGCTCTCTCAGGCCAAGGCTTACATTGCTCAGCACAAAACCGAGATGGGCCCGAAAGCAGGGCTCAGATTAAAGTCGGCAATGCAGATGGCTTCAGATCGAGCGACTATCAACCGCTACACGGATGAAATTCTCAAGAAGGACAATGGCAAAGCCAGAGAGCTTTTAGACAACATCAATGCTGTTCCGGAAAAGTATCGCGCCGCTGTCAAAAACAAGGTGTACGGAGCCAAGAGAGAGCAGGAAGCGCTTGAGAAGGCGACGAACTACGACAATCTCAATCAGGCTTTTCAGTTTGTAGACAACGGCGAAGAGGTTCCCGCCTCCCTTATGTCGACAATTAAGACGAACGACCGCGTCGGATACGAGAAGATCCAGCGAGCAATCGAGCATCAGAAGTTCCCCTGCACTGAGGATGATCCTGCCGTCCTGGGCAACCTTGAAGAGTTGGCAGAAAGAGATCCCGAAGAGTTTGCGCAGACTAACTTTGATCAGTACCGCGGTTACCTCACAAAGCAGACTATCAAGACTTTGAAGTACAACGTCGAGAAACTTGACGATCAGCAGTACAAGGCTTTCATAGCCAAGGTCAAACAGCGCTGCAATGACGAAAAATTCAACACCAAGAAGACAAAGAATGCTGTCCTGTCAGCTCAATTACTCTATGAGGCTAGAAGCAAACAAGCCGATAAAAACGTTTTGAGTAATGAAACTTTGAACGCAATGGTCAACACTGTGTTTGAGGGACAAAAGCCTGGGTTCTTCTTCGGTTACAACGACGTTTCTGGTGCTGACTTCAGACAGGAGAAGAAGCTGGAATGGGAAGCACTGCCTCAGGCCGGATTCCGGACAAAAGCAACGGAAGCAGACAGGTTAAATGAAGTGAACAAAATCCGAGTTCAGCAACTCAACCTTCCGCCATTACAGAACCTCACTAAACGACAGTCGCAGCTTATTGACGCAAAGATTGGAGGAATTCCTTTGCCCACAGAACTAATGAATAGGGCTTACGCAGAGGCCAAGAGACAAGCTAAGAACGACCCCAAAAATCCTGCTGTCACAAAGAAAGCAGTCAACCTCATTGCCCTGCACATGGCGTTTGGAGAAAAGTAAATGCCGAATTCTTTCATTACAGACGAACAAGCAATTGAAACTCCGGACGGTTCTATGGAAGTTCCGGGAGAACCGACAACCCAATCTGTGGTTGCTCAAGAACCTACTGAAGGACCGACCGTTGAGCCGGTCAATCCGGTTTCAGTTCCTCCCGCCAAGCCGTTCAACCCTTACGAGATTATCGAGCGCGACGCGTATTCTGCTTCCCAATTTGTTCTCGGAAAGGATCCGGGGCGCACAGCGGAAGTCTTGGATATTTCCCGCCAGCTCGGAATTTCTCCGACAGAAGTGGATTCTGATTTTGAAGGATCGAAATACCGCCTTGAGAAACTTCGCACGGCCAACACCTTGAAGCAATCCCCCGGACTTTCTGACTACATAACGAATAATCCAGATAAAGCTCCTGTTCTGAAAAACGACCTTAAGCCGTTGACCAAGACGGACATTCTTCTCAACGAGCTTGCGGAAAAGATGGCCGCACGCAATCCTGCAGAGCCTCCGAAGTCTTTGACTTATGCAGATGAAGAAACCGAGTGGAAGCGGGAGGATGAAGACTATGAGCCCGAGGTCAAAACTCTTGACGGCTGGAGAGCCGGATATTTGTCTGGAGAACTGCAGAACGAGCAGGGCCGTATGTATGAGGATCTGCGCTTAGGCAAGATAACGAAAGACGCCGCTTTTGAAAAGCGTTCAAAAGAAATCGATGACACTCTGGCCGCAGTGGACGAAAAGTTCAAAGACTCTTGGCTGTCCTATCCGACCATGAAAACGATTGGGCAGATGCTCACCGTCAGCGGAGACACTGCTGCTAAGGGTGCTGCTCTCGGTATGGGAGCAGGCGCCTTGGGTTTAGGTGCCCTTGCATTAGCGGGCGCACCTGTTGCCGTCCCTGCTTCCCTTGGAGCACTTGGCCTCATGACAATGAGCGGCGCTGTCATGGAAACCTCAAAGGAGGTTGAAGGCGGTCTTGCTTACAAGGATATGCGGGAGGCGGGCATTGATGATGACGTTGCCCGAAGATTGTCCGGAACGGTTGGCTTTGTTAATGGCTCCTTGGAAGCCATCGGTGACGCCGTTCTCACGAAATTCGGAGGAAAGCTCTTAGGCATTACCGGCTTTAAGCAGATGTTCGGCCAAAAGGTCAAGGAAAAAACAATCGAGGCGCTCAAAAAGCCTACATTCAGAGCCGCGGCGGTTGATGTGGCCAAGGCTTTCACAACGGGCCTTGCAACCGAGGTAGGCGTTGAAGAGCTTCAGGAAATTTCAAACATTGTTGCCGAAGAGGCCGCCAAGAAACTCACAAAAGACGTGCAGTTTGATTCCATTACTCCTGATGAAGTAATGGATAGGTTGGCCGACATCGGGATTGAGACGATTAAAGGCGTCTGGGCACTGGGCCTTGCAGGCGGCGCAGTAGGTATGACGCGCCACATCTCTAAGATTAAAACCGCCCAAAGAAATCAGGAATTCTTCGAGAACCTTAACCAGATCGCTCCGGAAATAACTGCTCGAGAAACCGCACCCGGAGTTGTCTCCGAGGTCGTTCAGAACCAGGCAGAGAGCGCAGGCAAACCCACGATTTACGTAGATGGGGAAATGTTTGCGCAGACAATGCAAGAGAAAAACGTTCGTCTGGAAGACCTGAAGAAGATCAATCCTGAGCTAGGAAATGCTATTCAAAAAGCCGTGGCTTCGGGCGGAGACGTTGAAATCTCTACCGGAGACTACGCCGCCCATATTGCCGGAACTCCTTTCGGAGAAGCTTTGACTCAGCACCTTAGATTCAATCCGGACGAACTCAGTGCCTACGAAGCGAAAAAGGCACGCAAACTTGTCTCTGACTGGGTTGGCCAGAACGATTGGGATCTTTCAACAGAGGAAGGCAGGGAAGCGGCGACAAAGGAAATCAACCAAGCCGTAAACCAAGTTCAAAAGTCTAAGTATGCTCAGGCCTTCGATGACCTGACTAAGAGCATGACTCAAAGCTTTATGGCCAGCAGAATCAGTGGCTATCGAGAGGAGAGAATTGCAAGGCAATATGCTCGGCTGCAGGCGGCCAGTATTGTGCGTTTGGCCAAAGATGCCAATATCGCTCCGGAACGCATTGCGGAATTTGCGCCGAAGATTCAGTCTTCTGCTGGCATTGAACGAACAGAGCTGGTTCAGAAAAGAGCTGGACAGAAAGAGAATCCAGCAGTTTCCGCTCCAGAAAAAACGGCGGAACAAAAACTGAAAGAGGACAGTGATACTTGGGGAAAGCTTGTTGATGGATTAAAAGAAAAACCCACTCAGAACGTGGTGATGCTCAAGCAAACTCCGCTTGTAATGAAATTGATTGGGGCAAAGTTCTTAACGCTTCGGGCTACCCCTCACATGTTTGATGGTGCCCTGCCAGGAGCAAAAAAATCTAGTCCTTCTCACCATATTCATCCCGAGATTTCGAAACGAGTTTTGAAGCAAATTCCAGAAGCGCTGACAGATCCGATTGCAATTTTCAGAGATGATCGGAGAGAAAATACCTATCTCTTCATGCTTGACCTAAAGGCCGAAAATAATCAAAACGTTGTTGTGGCGGTTAAATTTAATGGCCCCGGAAGGCATGCTGAAATCAATTTGGCAAAAACCTCTTGGGGCCCTGAAAATACGCTGTACTTTCCGTTGCAGGAGCAAAATAACGCTTTGGTTTACGCTAATAGCCAAAAAATAAGTCGTTGGAACAAGAGCTCCGGCATCTATAGCCTTCGGGGTTCCAACGACTCAGGTGCTAGTGTAAAGACCGAGGCAGACCTAGTCAAGCTTCGGGAGCTGTTCTCTGGTTATTACCAAACCGAAAAGATCGAACCGCGGTCCATCAATGTTCCTGCGACTGAAGTTTTTGCCAAGCTTGGCTTGGAACTTCCGGAAGGATTTAAGCCGACTAACGTCACTTTGATCAGCACAAGACCCGTCACAGAACGCTCGAATATTGAAGAGTTTTCCGGAGCGGTATTGCCGGAGAACGCTCCGAAAGAACTTGTTGACGCTCTGGAAGAAAAGGGCATCCGTGTAGAACTTAGCAGTAACCGCAAGACTGTGAGAGCTAAGGCCGTCTCTCAACTGTCCCAAAAGATTCAGGACTCTCTTGTCTACTTCCAGAACGGAACAAACGAGCGAGGCGGCTACAGCCCTAAACAAAATACAATCCACCTGACTCCGAATGCTGACTTGTCCACCTTTGCCCATGAAATGAGCCACTGGTATCTTGAAAACCTGATGCAGCTGGCTGGCGAAGCGGGTGTCTCCGGACTTATCAAACAGGACGCAGAAACGCTTCTGAAAGACTTCGGCCTCAAGTCGCTGGATGAATGGAAGAACCTCAGCATCGAAGAGAAGAGAAAGTTTCACGAGCGCTTTGCCTATCAGACCGAAATCTATTTGGCCACAGGTAAGCCGCACAATCCTAAGCTCATCACTGTTTTCAAGAATCTCGGTAAATGGATCAGGGATGTTTATAGAGCTTGGACGGGTGGAGTTGCCGAACAAAGAGCGGCTCAGTACAAATCTGAATTTGGGGAGGAGCTGCCTCAGCTCTCTGAGGAAGTTCAGCGCGTTATGGATCGAATGCTCAATGCTGAAGCCGACCTCTATCAGGCTGAAGTATCTGAATCCATGCGACCGCTCTTTGACGAAAAGCCCAAAGACATGAGCGAGGAAGATTGGATCGCCATGCAGAAGGCGCACGATGAGGCGCTGGCGGATGGAGAAGCTCTGTTAAATGAGGCAAAAGCGAAAGATGAGAAGTGGTACTCGAACGCCAGAGCCAAGACCTTGCGAATGATCCAGCGCAAAGCCAAAGAAATCCGCGACAAGGTTAAAGAAGGCGTTACGGCAGAGATCGAGGCTGAGGCGGGAACTCGAGCTTATGAACTAATCAAGAAAAGCAACGAAACCTTTGGCATCAATTGGAAATTTGATCCGGAAGCATTGACGGCCGCCAAGGTCAGCTCTTCTGCAATCAAAAAGCTGAGCGCTCTTGGCCTGACAAAGAAGGGTGGAATGGCGCCGTCTGAAGTAATGGAACTCATGCGAGGTCAGGGCAATGCGTTTGCGACTGTCCAAGATATGGTCCAAGGTCTTCTTGAGGGAACACGAAAAGACGAGCGCATCGAAGAAGAAACTACTCGAAGATGTATTGAGAAGTATTCCGAAAACTTTACTCAGGCAGGCATTGATGCTCAGATTACCGAGGCCCTGCAGAACGAAGCCCGAGCAAGGTTTGTTGCAACGGAGTTTAAGTACTTGGCAGGAAGCCCTGCAGGAATCAGCCAGAGGATGATCAATGAAGCGGCCAAACGTTCTGCAGAATTGATGCTGGCCAACATGCCCGTTTACAACGTCAATCCCCGGAACTTTGTGGCTATGCAGGCAAGGGCCTCCAGAAAGGCTTATGAAGCATTAGCCAGCGGAGACAAGGGCAGGGCCGCCGCATACAAGAGACAGCAGTTGA